GGGGTCTCCACCCTTCGGGGTGGAGCTGGTAACTACTGCCGCGGTCTTCCTTGGGTTCAATTTGGTGCTGTTAAATTTATAGCTGTCGTCGCAGATCCGGGTTCTCACCAGCGTGCGACTCGACGACATGCCTCCTCTGCAATTGGCACCAATTCGTCAACCCTTGTTGTTGCTCTGGCAACTTTTCGCTTTCTTTTATATGACCTGGGGCATCCTCTTCTTCTTCGAAGACACCTTCAAAGTGGTAGGAGCCCAGTCGATTGACTCTTTCGAGCCATCTTTGTTTTACAGGAGAGAAGATGTACCTACATCTCTGTTTAACACTGAGGCGTGGACGGTGTCCATTCCCTCTAGAGGGCATGCTGCACCAGGTCCTGCGCAAGGAGTCAAGCGTGTGCGCAAGTTGCACGTCAATTTGAAGCGAAACGTTTCCAACAACACGGTCACAAATGGCTCTGCACCCCCTGAGCCATTGGCGCCACAACGCGCCCTCCCCCAAAAAGATTTCATAGACACAAATGCACCGTTCGATCCGGACAGGTGCAATGTGGAGTCTGCTGACACCTTGACCAAAATGGAGAATAGCTTTTGCCAACTTCTAATTTCTCAAAGGACGGCGGGGGGGGGTTTTTCCCACAATGTACAGTGCTTCTTTTGCGAAGTGTATACCTATATTTGCCGATTTATTTCAGGCGCCCTGGGCTACGTGTGTACTGCGTTCAATTGGTTGGTTACTACAATGCCAGCCGAACAACGCAAAAACGCGCAGCACGGGGTTAATTGGATACACGAGCGTGGTGCCAAACTTGGCGCTTGGGTGAACACAATTCCGGGACTCTTAAATTTCGAATTCAAACTACCATACGTTGATTATATCAGCGAGCAGTGGAATGTGTTCTTACATGAGGCCGGACAATTTGCCACAAGCGCTTTGGGAATTTTATGGACATTCACAATTCCTGTTGGATTCTGGTATGAACTCACAAACAAGTTTTACTTCACCGGAATCGCCAGGAAGCTGGGCATCTTTGCCTATGCTTGTGCGGTGATCATATTTGCGGGGTGGTTTGCTATTTTGGGGGCCTTCGGATGGTTTGTGTCATTCGTAGCAGGGATGATGGGACTTCTATACAGCGCTTACTACAATGGGCGTGAAAAGGGGAAAGTGATGACTAGGTGGCTAACTGACAAGCCAAGGCGACTCTTCGGCTACAAATGCGTAGTCGTGTTGCCCACCACGGTCGAAACAGAACCCGTTGTTGACCCGCAACCCATGCCCTCACCGGTCCAGGCGCCGGCCCCCGACCAGGGAAAAACGCCTACAATCCTCAGGGAATCAGCCATCAACGGTTCATTTTCATACAAAGTCGACATAAAGACTAATGTAGTAACCAAAGCGATGGTGCAGTTCTATACTGAGGTCCCGAACGGTGAGGAAGCTGTGTCGGTAATTCGGAATGGAGTGGGTACGATAGTCAACTTAGAAATAAAAGGCGTCTACCACCTCCATATTATCACCGCCGCTCATGTGGCTCTGAATGCCACACATATTTCTTACCTGGATGGTACGGAGCCCGTGCCAATCCCTCCTGATGCTTTGGTGTTCCAAGATGGTAGGGCCGATGTGGCGATTTATCGCCCTAAGCCCGCCTTCTTTTCACCCGCAGGAATGGGTTCCGGTTCAAAGCCAATACGGATGAACTGGAATTGGTGCAAGCGAATGCAATCAATACAAGTGTTTGGATATGGAAACCCACTGAAAGGCCCAGCACAGGGCCATTTTCTATCAATGGGCACCTTGGAAGACCGAGCTGTCAACATGGCCGGTAAGCAAGAGGTGCAACGTTGGGGCATGTTCCACACAGCGAACACTTGCACTGGTTGGTCCGGTGCTCCGGTTTTGTCGTCTAACCCTCCAACATTAGTAGCCATACACACTTCAACAATCGATAAAACGCCATATGGACCAAAGAACATTTGTGTCTGGTTGGCTCCAATCGTTAAGAGATATGTGATGCTCAAGTTTCCAGACGCGGTGAGTGTACCCACAAAAGTGGTTGACCCAAGTGGCAACCCTAGGTGGAACGTTACTACACAGTCGAAGGAAGGTTTGGTGAAGGAGAGTTACGATATCGAGATAACCCCAATTGTCGAAGTGGACATGAGCAGGACCGACGGAATTTTCGGCGGATTGCAAATGGCCAACTGCCAGGATTGTTACAACACCGAGTGCAGACTTAGGCAACTGGACGGTTATGTCGAGAGCGATCTCTACGCCCGCAGCAACATTTATGATTCTTATGATGACGAGAATTATGATGAGCGCGGGTGGGGACCTCGCGACCGCGACAGTGAGGAAGAAGAGGACTACCAAGAGGAAGACGGACGTAATGACTACGACGGCGGAGGCCCAACAGAGGCTAACGACGGCTACGAAGACGACCGTTATGATGATGGTGGTCCAGAGCTAGAACGCCGCCAAGACGAATACAACGACGATCGCAAGTATGACGAAAGAAAATACTTTCATCAAGTGCAAAACAGAGGTCGAGAAACCTACTGGGATGCAGATCACGAAAAGATGAAACGCGAAAACGACGAAGAATTTGATCGTTGGTGGTGGGCTCGTCGTGAAAATCGAAGCATGGAAGACTTGAGGTGCGGTGTGAATATGGTTAAAATACCTGAGGAGAAGGACCCTGTTAAACAAATTGGAAAACTTGTTGATACAGATGGCCAACTCACACATATCACGCTGCCCGTTGCCCCAAAACCCGCCCAAAAATCGGATGAAATCACTCCGGTTGACGGTGAGGTTGATGTCTCGGGAAACCAGACAGGGCCGACGGTGGCCCTCACGTCAACCCCAGCCAAGAAGCAACCGAAGCTGCCCAAAGGATCCGCGACTTCTTTGACCAACGATATCCCAATTCCCAAAACTACGGCGCCTACACCTGGCGTCGTGGTGACCAGTGTAAATGGGAAACCGATGTTCTCTACAAGATTGGAACAAGTCAAAGAAGAGCAAACTTCGCCAAGTTCCCCGACGAAAGCGAAGATGCAAAGCGATGCAAAGAGCAGTTCTCAGAAGCCCGCGACTATCTCTTCCCCACTCGAGACGATGAAACCATCCACAAAAGTCTCCAATTCTATGCCAAGTCGGCCCGCGCCCGGATCCCAGTCGAAAGACGAGAAAGCGCGCGTGCCAGCCTCTCAGCCAAGTACCCCGCCTTTGAACCCAGATTCGAAGCAAACCTCGACGAAGCCTACGACAAAATTGCCTCCCAAATCAAACGGGATGCAAGTCCAGGTTTCCCCTGGTGCGAGTTTGGAAAAACAAACGGTGAAGTCCTCGACGGCTACGGCGAAGTCCTTAAAGAAGCTTTCAAAGAAAGAGTCTGCAAGTTCGCCGACGCCGCCGAGTTTGGTGAAGAGCTCATGAGCCTCCTTCGGGAGTTTCCTGAGTTGGCAGTTCAGTGTGGTCTCTGTGACCCAAAACGCCCCCACGTCAAGAATGAACCGCATCCAAGTCGGAAAATCGACACACCTAGATTGATAATGGCTCCGAGTCTACTCGATCAAATGGTAGAGCGATATTACTTCACGGATATAGTTGTTGCCGTCAAATCGGCCTTTCCTGACGCGCCGGGCATGCTGGGCATAGGGCAAAGTGACCAACTGATAACGCTCACGTGCATGGCTATCATGGCAAAGTCTGAAAAGACTGAAGCAGAATTGACTGCCAGTGACGTTAGCGGTTGGGAGCGCCACACTGATGGCACGTCTCTTGACAACGGTTCACGGTTGATGGGCGATTTAGCCCGAGGTGACGATGCGCCTCTATTCAAGCGTGTGGCTGTCGTCTGGGCTGCGGTTAACGCCAATGCTATTTACATACTAGCTGGTATTTTGCTAGCAAAGTTGGACTCAGCGTTGATGCCCAGTGGGACGTTTCTCACCACCTTAATGAATTGCATTATGCGTGGCCTCTTCGCTGAGGCTGCAGGCAATGATAGCAAGACTGTAGGTGATGATTGCCTGGAATGGAGCATGGATCCGAAATCCACAGTGGAATTGT